GTATAAATTTATCCGCAGAGGAGGCAGACAAAATGGCTTTAGCAGATTTATTTGGCAAGAAAAAAGAAAATGATCAAGAAACGATCAAAGAACCTGAAACTAAACAAACAGAATCAAAAGAAGAGCCCAAAGAACCTGAAGTGGCAACAAAAAAATCAGAGGAACAGAATGTTGAAGAAAATGACAAAAAAGAATCTGAAGCGGAACTTTCCGAAAAAGAAGACCATACATTCGAACAACTTTATAATTTATCTATGGAGCAAAATGAAAAAATGGTTGTTGAGCTTGAACAGTTACGTGCTGAAAATAAATCTTTAAAAGAAGAAAAATTGAAGCAAGAACAAACAAATGAAAAAGCTGTTCAACGCTTGGAAAAATTGATGAATCGTATTGAAGTTTCAGCGCTGCCACAAGCAACTGGATCTACTAAAAATAAATGGGGGGAATAACAGATGGTATTAGAAGTTAATCAAGCCATCGTTAATGAATCGTTACAAACAGAGCAAGTTATGGAACAACTAAGCTCTACTGTAGATGTCATTGTCGATAATATCGAAAAATATACAAATGCTGCTCGTTATGGTAAAGGAAATAATTATGCTTTAAATAACTTGCGAACAGCAGTTCAAAACCAATTTCCTTTAGTTGATTGGTTATTAAGCACAAGCCTATCTCAAATGATTGAGAACGCTTGGCAAAATGGCTCATTGCCAACTGTAACTGATGAAGATGGAAATGTTTATTTAAAAGCACCTTTAAATGTATTTACGACACCACCAAAAGATACTAAAGGTGAATGCTGTTGGTTACCTTTTGATATTGCAGCATGTGGGGGCAAAGCACCAATTAATATTCTATGTTTAAAAGATTGTGTGGATATGTTAAATCACTTATTGGACCGTAAATTAAAAGTTCAATCGAATGATTTAATTGGTTTCTTTAAGCAAGCAGGGCAGACTTATGAAGAAGTTCGTGATTTCATGAATCGTGAAAGTATGGCTTTCTATACTGCCAATACAATTGTTAATGGACAACTAGATGTTACAACACCTATCTTAAAAAAATTCCATGGATTAATGGAAATTTTAAAACGCCCAGAAGTTTTCAAAATGCAAGGAACAAATATTTTAGCAGCATTTGATTCTATTGGATATCGCATGGACGTTCTAGGTGGATCATTCATTTTTGCAGCTCATCCATTAACTGTAGCAAGCATTAAAAATGCCATTCGTCCTAATCGTTACGGTATTCTTCCAGACGGCTGGACCATTAACGGAGAAAGTATTTTCTATAAAGGAGCACAAGTTTTACCTGATAAAACTGTACCAGTTGATGTTGAAAATGGCACAGGCGTTATTTGGCAATTGTCTGGTGAATCCGTAGGTGTATTCTTGGGGACAACTTTGCGTCCTGCTGAAGACTATATTATTCGCAATCAATTTACAACAACAAACGATGTAAATAAAGGATGCGCAACAGAATGTGATATTTATTACAACTTAGGAAGTGTAGTTACAAATAATGTAGCTCGATTAGCTGTAATTACAGATGTTCCTTTGGCTGCTGGAATCAACGCCTACTCATTAGCTAATTTATTAGATCGAGTATATGTAGAAACATTAGCTCCCTAGAAAGTAAGGTGCTTACCTTATGGATGAAATCATTGAGCAACTGAAAGAATTTTGCGATTGTTTTCCTTGTGATGTAGAGGACAACAAGTTAGAGAAAACAGTTAAAGAAGCAATTCATTTAATAAGTTTATTAACTTGTTGGACTCAACGTCCTTGCGAAACATTTTTAATGAGTGAGAGACAAGAAGTATTTGATATGGACAATTACTTACCTTGTTCGTGTGATGATGGAATTATGGAATTAGATTTATTCTATGCACCATTTGCTTTAGCATCATTCCGAGTTTTTTCTGTACATCGAGAAGGTGTAAAAGAAATCATTAGAGAATTAGATGAAAAAGAATTTGGTTATAGCGTTGTAAAAGACAAATTACTTGTTGATATTCGAAACTATGCAAATAGGGAAAACGGATGTTGTGTTTGTAAAAAAGAACACCAGTTGCTAGTCTTATATGATGCTGGATTTGAAGAGTTACCTCAATGTTTATTACAACTTTTCTGCGATTTAATTCATGTAATTTACAACAAGAATAACTGTGATTGTCATGCTTGTGCTACTTGTCAAGATAATTCAGATAGCGGCTTTATTGCAAATGAAGCGATGACAACAGATGAGTTAGTAGAAAGCTACCTCAATAAACTAGTAATAGACAGCTACCGAAAACAATTAGGTCTTATTAGCCTTTGTGGTAAAAGTCTAGAACAGATTTGGGGGATTAGAGTATGAAAGTTCGATTTTTAGGCGTTCGTGAACACATTAGCGCTACAGGTTGTTCGTCCTGTGGAGCGAAAAGGTATGCCAGTGGTTTAAAGACAGAAAAGACATTTTTCTTACCAAGCGGAAAAAGATTAGATGTTGAGTTTAATCATGAATATGAAACCACTGATACAGACGGAATGTTTTTGCTTGAAAGTGGGCATTTCGAGGAAGTGTTTTAAATGGCACTAAAAAAGATAGTTATTCAATCAATTGAAAAAGAGATAGATAATTATGCAAAAAAAATGGAAAAAATTATAAAAGAAGAAGCTCACGTTAAAACAGGAGCGTTGAGAGATTCGATAACAATAGAAAAGGAAAGTGACGGGAGTAGATTAATAGGAGTTGATGTCGCGAAACTGAAATCCGATCCTCGCAATGTTGGAGGCTTAGATTACTCTATTCCTTATTACAAAGGTCATAGTGGCTACACGATAAGGCCAAGAAAGGCAAAGGCTTTGAGTTGGGTTGGTAAAGATGGCAAACGTCATTTTGCTAAAAGTGTTTATATACCACCCCACGCAGGTGATCCTTTTTTGAAGCGAGCTGTGTTACGTAGACCAAAATTATAGGAGGTATATCAAATGGCGAAACGTGCAATGAATGCATTAGCAGCAGATGGTGAAACGACTTATCAGTTATCAGCTAAAGACTATACAATCGGTGATTCTGAAGTCACAGGTGTGTATGATAATGAAAAAGCTGTAACTATTAAATTATTTGTAGACGACGTAGCAGTGGATGAGATCACACCTGATAATTCAAAAAATATTTATGCTATTTCTACAAGTAAAACTACTATTGTTAAAGATAGTAAAGTGGAAGTTGCAGAATATGATGCAGATAAGAATGAATTAACAAAAATTCTAGTTACTGTAATTGACCCAAATGGAGGAGGAAATGAGATGGATGAAAAAGAAAAGATTGATAAATTCATTTCACGAAAATTAACAGTATTAAATGAAAAAGACGGTATTGTCTATGAACAGCTAGCAATCCGAGTTATTCAAGTTAATCAAAAATAATAGGAGGAATTAGACATGGGAAAATGTAATACAGAGCAAGTTCTTTCAATGATTGGTGTTAACAAATTAACGAAGGCACAGGAACTGTTTTTTTCGGTTCTACAGGACAATGACTCTTGTGTAAAAATTAAAACCAGTGACTACTTGGAAATCATTGGAGACAAATCAGCATTCAATAAATATTTACGACCAGAGGATGCATTTAATTGCTTAGCAGAAGGATGTAGAAACACAGGTGGATTATTAATTACAGGCAACGAATTTCCGTTAGGGGCTACCTTTAAAAAAGTTACTGATGCGACTGATTTTTATGCTGGTGCAACCACTTTTTATTTAGATTTGCCAAAAGATGGAACATACACTATCGAATTTAAAATTGCAGCAATTAATGACAATAGTTTTGTAAATGCTGATGTATATAGAAAAAAATTCACTGGAACTAAGGGCTATAATCCTATTTTTATTGATTTTTCAGTCGTTCCTGAAGAAGTTTTAGGCGAAGGTTGGCAAGCAAATGAACGTGGTGTTTATGTGTCAATTACTGTGACAACTGAAGAAGAAATTCCATTAAAACAAATTCATATTTCTTCGATTAGTTTTTACAACTCAATCGAAGAATTACAAAATGATGAAGTTGTAACGATTGGATGTATTACAGAATACGGTGGAGACATGACTATGGATGTTGCCGACAGTGTATGTTTTGGTGCTAAGTATGATCCATCAAGCGCTAGTATTACTCGTACATTCACAGGTGGCAAAACAAGCGGAAACTACTGGTTACTTAATCCATTTATGCGTCGAGGGGATTTATCAAAAGGGTGGACAGTTGTTAAAGAGAAAGATAAAGTTCGTGAACTCACTATTGACGGCCGACGTTATGGGTATATCTTGTTAAACGGTTTATCAAAACAAGAATGCTCTTTCTCTAAAGCTTTAGTTGCAAGTGAATGTAACTTTACTGATGCAGAATTAACTAAAGTCAACCTCCCAGATGTAGCAGTATTAAACGAAAAACAATACCAAATTATTAAGCATGGCGAATATGATGGATATTTAATTGTTCATGAACGTTTGATCGGACAGCCATTGTTATATGCATACCCTAAAGAGGTTTCTATTGAGCAATACGTCGGTGAAGATGACGCATATGAAGGACGCCGTGTACGTCTATTCTTCCCAACTGTTCAGACAGATGGTGTGAAAGTGAACTATATTTTCAACAATGTATTAGTTACTTCATTCCCTACGACTTTAAGTAATACAGATGAAACTACATTTGAATTTGAAGTATCTATTCAAAAGGATAACAATGGTCGATTCTTTGAAGTTCAGAAAATTATTGAATAATTATTTAAGAAAAGGGGATTTTTGTAATGAAACAAAGCGATTTAACGAAAATGATTACAAAAAATGATGTAATTGATATGAAACATAAAATGGATAAAACTCAGGATACAAGTAAGCCATATGCAGTAATTGACAACGATAATATTGCTGTTGTTGGTGACGCAAACGAGATTCAAAAAGTTGAAGAAAACTATGTGATCAAGTTTCGTGTTCCAAAAGAATTCTTTGAAGAAATTCCGTATGGAGCAACTACTGTAGATAAATATGTTATTTTCGAAGTTGAATACAGTAATGCAAGTGTAACAGGTATGAATGATTTAAAAATTGTAGATGCACTTTTGAACATTCAACCATTTTTGAAGGAGTTTTACCAAAAAGACGAAGACGGCAAAGTAACTATTGTGGAAAAGACAGATCGAGAAGTTCTTAAAATGTTATCAACATCAGAGGACGAAGTTATTTATGGGTTTTATAAAGTGGTGGCAGCTTTCTTAGGTGTAGATGAAGAGTTAATCGAATACATGCTTCCATTTTCAGTGATTGAAACTTTTACTGCATTAACAGAAAATCACCCAGAAGTGTTCAAAGAAGCAGATGCTTTTTTCGGATAATCGTGCGTGACAGTTTAAACAATGGTGTTTCATTACAACAAGCGCAAGAAACGTATTTTGCTAAGTTTAATCATTATTCGTATATGGCTCATTTTGTAGCAAAAATCTTAGGACAACGTCCCAGCCATGTATTGAGTGGTTGGGGCGTTTCTGAATTGATTGTAGCATATGGCCATTATGCTAATGAGCAAAGTTATCAAAACTTTATGGATTGGAAGTCGTCACAAGAAAATGCACCAAAACCTAAGCAACCACAACCATTTGTTGTTCAATTTATATCGCAAGATGAGCTGGAGGAGGTGGAATAATTGGCCGTTGAAAATATCTCCATTCGTATTAAGGACAATATTAAAGATATAGAAAAAGAACTAGATAGTTTAGATCGACGAATAGCTAAACTAAAAGGTCAACGCCCTGCTATCGAGTGGAATACTACGAAACTAAAAAAAGCAAAAGAAGAAATAAAAAATATTAATGTTGATATAAAAAAATTGCAAGCACAGAAAGCAACCATTAAGGCAGATGTAAATACTAAAGATGCAAAAGAAAAAATATCAACCTTAAATCAACAAATTAAACAACTACAATCTAGGAAAGCAAATTTACAAATAGTAACAACTCAGTTGCAAGGTTCAGAAGCACAACTTCGTAAACTAGACAATGAGATTAGTCGATTGAATAATCGCAAGGCTATGTTACAAATTGATAGTCGTGGTCTAGGAGAAACTGGAGAAGAGAGTCGAAAATTACAAAATAGTCTTCGAAGTATGAGTGAACGGACCTACAAGATAAATGTTTCATCAAATCTAGATAAGTTGAGCGGGCTAGCTAACAATGCAAGCAATAAAATATTAGGAGCATTCAATCCTTTAACATCCAAACTAAATCAAATGCTTGGTGTAGGACTAGCTGTAAAGGCTGTTGATAAGGCAACTAGTATGATTACAAATTCTATCGATGGTTCTATTTCAAGATTAGATACTTTAAATAACTTTGAAAAAGTAATGTCAAATATGAATATTTCAGCCGACCAAGCCGATATCGCCAAAAGCAAACTTGTAAAAGGGCTAAATGGCTTGCCTACAACTTTAGATGATGCTGTTGCTTCAGTACAAAGGTTTACAGCAAATAATAAAGATGTACAGAAATCTGCGGATATATTCTTGGCATTAAATAATGCAATTTTAGCGGGTGGCATGTCACGAGAAATACAATCAAGCGCACTTGAGCAAATATCTCAATCTTATTCTAAAGGTAAACCAGACATGATAGAATGGCGCTCGCTACTAACAGCAATGCCTGCCCAAGTGGATCAAATCGGGAAGAGTTTTGGTTTAACATCTGATCAATTGGGAGAAGCTTTAAGAAATGGAAATATCTCTATGGATCAATTTATGGATAGAATTGTGGAGATGAATAAAAACGGGGCAGAAGGATTCAAATCATTTGAAGAACAAGCTAGAAATTCTGTTGGTGGCGTTCGAACTGGTATGTCTATTATGAATTCAGCTATAACACGTGGAGTGACCTCGATTATCGAT